TGCAAAACTGATCAAGCGCAGCTAAGCCTTCTTCTTGCGTTGTGTACGGCTTACCTACTCCGCAATCTATATCTAACCAAAACGATTTAAAGTATGTGCTATTTTTCTGTGTGCGTCCGTCAACATCATTACCATACTTGGCACAAGCAAAATAAACATCATAGGATTGAGACAATAAGTTTTCAATTTCATCAGACGCTTCATCAAGTGTCTCAACAAATACTTGTCTTGGATGCCCCTGTTGCTTTAAACCGACTATGCAATACCACCCTTCTTTGGGGAGCACCGCTGTTAATAAGTCTGTCTTTGCCATATCACCTCAAAGCCGAAGAAAGGAAGGGCAGCAGGAGGGTTCGGCATCCCTCTTTTCGTTCCGTCAAACTAGCTGCCCCGGGGGTAAACTAAACGCTAAAGCGAGCTTTCTCTAGCAATGCTTTTATCTTTTCAGCCCGCTCTTTACTGGGTTTTGTAGCACCTACAAACCACTGGTATATCGTCATGCGAGACACATCAAACTTTTCTGCAATCTGATATACCGGTATGTCCTTGGTTATACAATACCTACCAAGCTGAACCCCAATTAATTTGGAGTCCGCCTCTTGGTTAGCTCTAAAAAGCCGGAGGCTATAACCTCTTAAGCTCATGCGTCATCCGTTGACCAGCTACTTAGGATTGACTTAACGTCTTTCTTAGCAGTTGGTTCCGTAGCTTTTTTCTCGGGGCGCTTCTTAGGCTCGGCTACTTCAGCACGAGGATCTTCTGCTTCCGCTTCTACTTTCGGTGCAGCTAGTTTAGGAGCACTGTCGGCTTTGGGGACACTCATCTCGATAGCTTTCTTAGCAGCCATAGATGCACCTTGACGCTTAGCTGTCTCCCAGTCTTGCTCAGTTAAAAACGCTACTGGTTTAAAGAATAGCTTAGCTGTATCGCTGTCAGGATCAAAACGCATCTCAGTAATCATGTTGTTTAGGTTGTAACCCTGTGATGCAACATAGCTACCGAACTGCTCAAACGGCATATGCTCTAGATCGCCTTTACCAAAGATGGACTTAGAAGCTAGCGTCATCTGATATACATCACCACCAACATCATCTGCAAGCGCTACTGCAATACGACGGAAGTGACGGCAGGCACGGCTACCACCTTGACCAGAACCCTTTACGTTTTGTGGGCACTCGTTGCAGTTGTGATGCTGTGGCTCTTCGATACTTGCATCGGGTGTTTCGCCATCAGAAGACCAGCAATCTGGAGGGGTCGCTGTTTCTTTGGGGTTGTATGCCTTGGCGTAGAAAGTGCGGGACACTCTCTTTGCGTTGTTAACAACAACGATATTCAAAGTATCACTATTGCTAGTCATAACTTCTTCGTTGTTAACTACCATGCGGAACTTACCGCCACGCAAAGAAATACGTTTGCCGCCGCCACCGCTACCAAGTAATGCTTTTGTTGCATCGTCTAACTCGACTTTTTTAAGGTAGTCGGGTAGATCTTTTTTAAATAGAGCTAAGTCGCTCATTTGCTTCTCCTTACAGTTATTGAATAAGCGCTATCCACATTTAACCCGGCGGGTAGCAGGTCGGGGTTTTCTTCTAAGAACTGCTTAATGTTGGTCTGATGAATGCGACGTTCCAATAGTTCAGGCACATTGTGCTCAAACATAAAGTCATAGAACCGCTCCCAGTCATTAGTCCAATACCTAGACTTGATCGTACGAATAGCAGTGCCGTGTTTGGTTTTAATGCTGTCGGCGCCTGTTTCTTTGCAGATTTCTAGTATTTGCTGATTGATTACATCTAGCTGCTCTTCAAAGTCCGCATCTACTTCATCGGCTTGTTTGCGAGCAGCATCTCGTGCGTCACGAATTTTAATGTAGACGGTAACGAGCTCATCAACTGATGGTTTAACTTCCATATACTTCCTTTCATTAGAGACAGATCTATGTCTGTTTGATACATCTTAATACTATCTGTTGACCTTGTCAAGTACTTTCTATAACTTCTTTTTTATACAGGTCAATAAGCTTCTCATGCGTGTCCAATTTATTTTGTAGCAGGTTGTAAAGTCTTCCCTCTACAGGGCTTCCTTTAATGTGCACAATAGTCATCGGGTTCTTCTGCCCTTGCCTATCAATACGAGCATTGGCTTGCAAGTATGTTTCGATAGATGTTACAGGCGAATACCAAATAATTACGTTTGCAGCAGTCAATGTTACACCATGTGCGGCTGCTTGTGGTTGGATGATTAAAACACTAGGGTTTTCCCTCTCTTGGAACCGCTTAAATATGTCGGTGCGTTTATTTACTGGCACTGCACCATTTATAATTTCGTTGGTTATCCCTGCTTTCTTTAGATGCGCAGCAAGCAATTCTATGGTATGGGTAAACGGCACGAACACTAAGACTTTGTGACTAGCTTCTTCAATAACTTCTTGAATGACTTTAAGCCTGTTCGACACGTCGAACTCAACCACTGCGCCTGTGTCTGAATAGACTGCGCCACCGCTAATCTGTAGAAGCTTATTAATGTTGACAGCTGCGTTAACTGTACTGATCTCCTCGCCGTCTGCCACCATGAGCATTTCTTTCTTGAGGATTTTGTAGTATTTCTCCTGTTGCGGAGTAAGGGGGGCGTCCCGAAAAACATGTGTAACCTCCGGTAGATCTAGGCACTCTTCTTTAGTAAAACGGATGGCTGGTTGAAGAGCAGTGAACACAACCTCGTTGGCATTTGGTTTTGGGACCCATCTGAACTTGCTGACGTGTAGCATAGTTTGGTCTCTGAAGGTACCGAAGAACTTAGGAACGTTTTGGGGTACGCACATCTTAGCTAACCCGTATGCATCTGTCGGGCTTTGTGCTGCTGGAGTACCCGTCATCATCCATATCCAAGTCTTTGAATTTATTATCCCGTTGAGAACTTTCCAGCGCTGGGTAGTTATAGTCTTGTATGCGTTGGCTTCGTCTATGATTATTAAATCAAACCCGCCTTTCGCAATGGAGTCGGCGACAATCTCAACACCGTCATAGTTAATCACAACGAAGTCGGCGTTACCTTCTATGATGGCTTTGCGTTTATGTCTGTCTCCGTAAGCCACATCTACTTTGCGGTGCGTAGCAAACTTAAACAAATCAGCTAGCCATGCGGACTGCATAATAGATAGGGGGCAAACAACAAGGACTCTAGATATGGTGCCTTTGGTCAAGAGATAATCCGCTGCCCATATTGATGACGCTGTCTTGCCTGTGCCTTGTTCGTTAAAACAAAACGCTCTTTGATTGAGTGTTAAGAATGATGCGGTTTCCCGCTGGTGTTGCATTGGGGCAAACTTACCAGGCCATTTGTAGTCTTTGTTTATAGGCGATGGTACGTTTTTAACTCTTAGTTTGGAGAGTGCTTGTGCTTCTTCTAATCCCCAGTTAACTAATACTTTATGTAAATCCCCTTGAGTTTCAACGATTTGGCTTTTTGGTATGCACTCGGTTACGAGATGCGGTCGGCGCGTCGTAATTAGTATTGCTTTGTTATCTAGTATTTCCATTTTTAGGTTTGTTCTTCTTTACCGTATGATCCGAGTTCCGGCTAAAAGACCTGTTAGCACTCGGAGATTTAAGCTTAAGGTTGCTAGGAGCATTCGTACCGCCTTTGGATAGTGGTATAGCATGGTCAATGTCCTTGCCCTTCCTGTCTATCCCCTTCTTGTCCATTGCGTAGCGAGCCCTCTCCCGAGCGTTTCTCTTGGGCTGTTCCCCCCTCTCCAGTTGTTGCTGATACTCTTTCTTGTAAGGGCGTGGCTTGTTCACATATGGCATATCTGTGCTCCTCTTTGTGGAAAATATAGAAACTTCCGTCTCCTAACACCACATATTTTGGCACATTTTCAGGGTTATTGCCGTAGTTTTTACATATATATTCGTCTAAGTCGTTGATTACTTGACGCTCTTCGATGTCTACAAGCCCCATAAAAGGGATGGGTTCTATATTAGGGTTTGTCATATGCAGGGGTGTCCCAAAATCTACTTAGGTTAGATATACCAATTGTGTCTGGTTCTTCTTGGTCGCTGTGTGTGGGGATAACAGGTTTAAACATTACTGTATCCTTTGGAAATTTAACTGTGTTTTTCCATGTGACAAAAATAGTTTCAGGATGTTCACAGCGCTTCTCCCGAAGCATTTTAATTTTGTACTCTCTAGTACAGTCCATGCAGTAATTAAGCTCGTCTTCGGGTTGCTTTGTCCTAAAGACTTGCCACATATATTCTCTATGCTGTTTTTTGCTTTCAAAGCATGGCGGAAACCAATCTGGGTTGTATGGGGTTATTTGCTCATCGTTCATTTGCTTCTCCTTTCTATTTCTCTGTTTATGTACCAAGCAGCTTTTTGTAAGTCTTCAATAGCATCGCCTTTTAAATCTGCACGCCAAATATACTTCAATGCATTACCAAGACAGAAGTTCATATGCTCAGTAATATCAATGCAATCTACCCCCGAAGGGTGGGAAGTGTAATGTTTAGGATTGTTTACGACGTCTTCTTGGCTCTGGGTTTGCTCGCTTTGCTCGTTTTGTCCATGCTTTTGCCATCCAGTCATGCTCATTCTTTTCTCCAAAAAAATCTTCAAAGTCAAAACCACGTTCAATAAGTTTTGCAGTTATTTTTGCTAGTGCTTTCTTTTCTAGTTGTACTATTGCTGATTTTGTTACACCCAATATTTCTGCAATCTCTTCTTGGGTCATTGCGTATAAATCTTTTTCTACATCCCCCGGTTCCCTACTCATGCATCTTTTGCCTTTCTTCTTGGCTTAGCCGCAACAATCCCAACTTCAGGCTCGGGTTCTGCCTTGCGTGCTTCTAACATTGCGTCGGCAAATTTATAGCACTCGATTGGACTTGCTCCTGTCACGCCTCTAAGCATCGCAAAGCAATCTCTTAGGTCTTGCTCGTTCATTTCTTTTTAGCCTTTGCTTTTGGTTTTACTTCAAGTTTTTTCTGGTCGGCTGGGCTTATGTAACTTTCAGACGACGCAAGGGATCGCTTAATTACGACCAAAAAACCCTCACCAATTAAGAACTCTTTGGCATCTTCGTCTAAGTCTATAGTTATGATGGCTGAGCCATCAGGTAACTCTTTAATCATTTTGCATTTAATTTCCATCATTTTGCCTTTATCGTGGTTTCTATTTTGTTAGCTGTATACAAACTAGGTATCTTTTTGTTTTCTGCAATGCGGTCGGCATAGGGGTGTGGCTTTGGTTCATACACTCCTGACCATATGTCCCGCACTCTAGGTTGGGCAACCCGAAGCGCTTCTTCCCATGATACTTTTTTCATCTATATTCTCCTCTTCCGTTATGTTGACAAGTCATTATTGGGCAAAACTTCCTACAAGTAAAGTTAGGTTTTGGATTCCACATATTGTTTTCGTATGCTAGAGTGAGGCGGTCGGTCTCTTCAATCCATCGCAACCAAAACTTTGGCTCGTTCTCTTTGTCGTATTTGGCTTGGATAAAATCTTCGCATACAACAAACGCTAATCCTGCTTTGACTTTCTTAACTTTAGGGAAGTGCTTGAACACTGCCAAAGCCATAAGTTCTAACTGTTTGGTGTCGGCATACTTGCTGTCTTTGCCTGTCTTGTAATCTATGACGTAAGCTAATTCGCCATTAACAATAAGCAGATCGGCTACGCCCCTGAACCAAACATCTGCATCAAAGAACTCGCAGGGCTTTAATTCCTTGGTCAAACCCATTCTGTATTCGCAATACTTTTGGCCGGGGATAGCTTTAAGAATATCTAATATTGGAGTAATGAATGAGAACTTCTCTGGTATTGGAACATCTTCTCCTATATATTTTTCAGCAGCTTCATGCACCGCCTTGCCATAAAGCATCGGCTCACTCTCAGGCTCTTTGGTATCTTTGAGCACACGAAGGTGGTAATACTTTTTAGGGCATTGTTGAAACAACCCAAGGGATGAATAAGACCAAGCAAATTTAGTCATTTATCTCTTTCTATTAACGCTTTGTTCATCGCTATACTAGACTCCAAACCCTTTTCTAGCTGAGCAATATAGTCGGCTTGATGGCGTAGCATATTAGAAACTTCTCGCATCCAGTTCACATTAAAACCTTTTTGTTTTTCAGCGTTGTAATGCTCCATAGCTTCATCTGCTAATTGGTATGCGCTCATTTAATCCCGTGCCTTTTTTCTATTGCTCTACACAATTCATAATCAGTTACCTTATTAACAATAAGTTCTTTTATTTCCTCATCACTCAATGGTTTAGACTTGTAGATTCCCGTTAAAACTGGCTTTGGCTCCGTGACTACGGCATCTTCATACCCAGGGTTATAAGGTGCTTCTGCCAGCTTCTTTTGGTATTCACGTCTTTTGGTTTTGTAGTAGTCTGATAGTTTCAAAATGGTGCCTCCTCTAACATCGACAAATCAATCTTTTGTGCGGGTTTGCGTACGCATTTAAATGTCCAGCCCTCACGCTGTTGCACAATCTGACGTGCTTCTTCCTGCCTGCCCACAACACGCATAGTTTCTCCGTTCTCGTCTTTAATGACGTAACTCATTCCCAATCCTCATACGGGTCGGCGCTTTCCAAGATAGTTTTCTTTGCCCTCTCAAGCCACCATAGCATCAAAGCAGAGTCGCTAGTCGTAGAGATAAGGCGCTCCCCACCATCGTGGTCATATCCTATTAATACAAAACCTTCGTACTTACCTTTGTTGGCTTCCAATATATCGTCGGCGTTGCTATCTAGCACGGTCTTACCTGTAAAGGGCAATATTTTGTCTGTCATTTGCTTTTTTTACTTTTAGTGGGTTGCCGACTATCCATCATTGCTTTTCTGTCGTCATACATTTTGTCTGAATATTCAATTATTTTGTCAGCTATGTCTTTTAAACTATCTCTTAAAAACCAAAGTGCTCCGCTAGTCGGCTCATCCTCAACTACAGCAGCTATGATTTCTATGACGTTAGCTGCATTGCTTACTTTATACCCCAAATTTTCTATGTCTTGAGCAGAGTTCCATAAAATGCCTTCAACAAACTCCAAATTTTCTTTACTCATCTGTTGCCTTTCTTAGTCAGTTTTTCACACTGTTTAACCACATCTATCGGAGCATTTGGTTTTAAATCTAAGCACGCATACACCTGCTTTTTATGTTCCTGATAAACCATGTAAAGCATAAAACTTGTCCAGCAAATAAATGCCGCACCTACCCAAGCAAAAAATTTCATTAGCATTCTCCGTATGATTTACCAACACCTACTTCGCAAGAAAGGGGTAATGTTAACGCCCAGCTCGGCCTCCACTTCATGCACTCTTCAACATAAGCCTTGGCTTCTTCTACCTCTTCTTCCTTCACAACCGCCATGATTGCGTCATGCACAGTCAGTGCAACTTTGTACCGCTTGCTTATTCTTAACATCTGCTCACCAATGACACACCTAGCCAACGCTTGGCAGACATTCTCCACAATCTTACCGCCGTATATTTTTATACGACCCCGTCGGCTTGAGTATGAGTATCCTTCGATCTCATCACTATCTTTTCTTAAGTCTTTGTAGTTGAGGAAGAGTCCCGATGGTAATAAAAAACCGTCTGCCGTAAGACTAAGCGCTTGGGGTTGAACCCCCACTTTACAAGTTTTTCTTTCACATAAGGCTTCGAGGGAATTATTAGCTTCTTTCCAAAGTTTTGGGATGTGTGGATAGGTGCGCCTGTAAACCTCGATAATTCTCGCAGCTTCCGACTCTTCAATTTCAGCCCCAAAAGTTTTAAGCTGTATCCTGAACTTAATGCTACCCATCCCATAGCCTGCGCCAAGAATTGTCGTCTTACCCACAAACCTTTCCTCCGAGGTGATCTCTTTTTCCTCTTTGTTATAGATCGCCGATGCCATGATTTTATATACATCTTCTTTCCTTTCAAACGCTTCGATGAGGTCAGTCTGTCCTGATAACCATGCAACAATCCTCGCTTCAATCTGTGATGAGTCGGCGTCTATAAGCACATGACCCTTTGGCGCTGTAATTGCATCCTTAAGCAAAGATTTGCGTGGCAGGTTTTGTAAATTTAGTTTGTCATCGCCACCCCAACGACCAGTATGAGCAGCATAATAACGAAGTGGTACAGGCATATTGCCCCGTAAACTAATATTAATGAATCTTTCCGTCCGTGTTTCTTCAAGGGTTGACTTCGTCCCCAGTCTAGCGGCAATGATAGCTTGAACTCGTTCATCATAGTGTTCAGCCAACGCCTTAAATCCTTCATCGCTTTTAGCAAAAGCATAGGTTTCCTTTCCGTTAGCGGGGCTTATCTTTGTCGGCGGTTCTACACCTAGACCTATAAGCAGTTCAGCTAACTTGGGGTTACTCATTAGCGTGTCTTTGTCTGATATGCAAGCATCAAGTAGTTTCTCTTTGCGGGCTTTGACTTGCATCAAATGTTGCTCTAGTAATGGAGTGTTTAGTTGCAGTATCGGTTCAGAAAACATCTTCGTAGTCAAGTTGATAAGCTGAAGTTCTGTCTTTGAAAAACGCTGTGCTAGGATATTGAATAACTTGTAAGTTAGCTCCACGTCGTTAACGCAATACTTACCATAAGCATCAAGTTCCCCAGCACTAAAGTTTTGGCGTCTTTTACCCAAAGCATCAAGAACTTCCGTTCCCTTCTTCCCCAAAGAGTATCTGTCCACCAATTTAGCAAGGCTGTTTCCAGCTTCAAGCCCATCCGTTGCACGAGCCATACTAAGCGTGTCCAGCCAAGCCATCGGTTGAATACCAAACCGCCAAGAAAGAATAGCGGAGTCAAACATAGCGTTATGAGCAAGTGCAAAAGAATGACACCAATCAAACTTATACAAGAAGTTAGAAATTTCATCGTGTGTTCCGCTAAACCAAATCGCTTCATTGTCGTTCTCCTTTATAGCGACGCCTATTGTTTCAAACATATCCGAACGAACATATTCTTCTGTCGTTAGCTTTGATAAGCTAAACGCCCTGTCGTAATAAGTTTCGAAGTCTAAGGTGATGATGTTCAAACTTGTAACCTTCCCCAAGTTGTTCCTTTTGAGTTCAAGCCGTGTGAGTCCATTACTTTTTCCACCCAGTCTTTTGTTTCTTGATGTGGGTCGATAAGTTCTTTCATTACTTCTTCCGTAAAGCGTTGTTGCATTATCTTATCTATAGCCCCAGTAATTGCCTTTCTGTCGTCTTCTTCTAAAAAAGCAATGTGCTCGGATATAATATGATTCCATTTACTATGCACTCCACCAAATTCTTCGGGGTTGGTTTTCATGCGTTCAATCAAAATTTTTACGCCATCGTTCATAATTTATTGATCCTATGGTGAAGGAACTGGTGGGTCGCCCGCATTTCAGCACCGCCCATCGTCGTCAAAACTCGCAAAGTATTGGTTGAGGTCGTCTAGCAATTCCTCGTTAACAAGAAAGGCGTCGCCCCCTGCCCGTCGTATGCGGAGTATCTCTCGTTCTTGTAGTGCCGTGAGTTTACCGCCGTCGGCTTTGCATTCGATTGCTATGAACTTACCGCAGAAGCACGCTATAATATCGGGGACGCCTGACTTACCATAGCCATGCGTAGCAGGGAAGAAGTAATAGACGCCGTGGTCTTTCAGAATTTTAACAACGGCTTTCTTTACCTTGGACAGGTGTTGTCATTTGGTTTCGGTTTCCTTATCTAATTGAGACATAGTATACTCTTAAGTAAAAGCATACGCAACGAGATTTTTATTAGGACAAACCCTAGGACAAAATGACATGATGTCATAATGTCCGACAATAAAAAAGCCACCCGAAGGTGGCTTAGTAATACAGAAAGGTATGTTGTAGAGTTAGCAGATTCCGCACTCTACTTGCGGTTGAGGAGATTGATGGACATTTAAGCCACGCCTAATTACATCTGCAATATAGAGTCGGCGCAATCATCGTGAAAGGAAACACCAATGAAGGAGTCTCCTAGGAATTATACATCAGTCTTGGGGTAAATGTAAAACATACCCTCATCGAATTTACAGCCTACCTTCATTACAGGCTCGTCAACATTTAGCAACTTGAATATGCCTAGTTTCTCTTGTAAGTAAATAGGCAAACCATAAAACGACGGATACTTTTCTAGAACACCAAGTGCGTAGTCATATACCACATACCCCCCGTCTGCGTTTAGCATTACACCATAGCCTGTGTTAGCGTGATGTGCTAACTCTAAACTGCTAGACGCTTCAAACTCTTCGCACTTGCGTTGATGTCCCTTCTCGTCTTTAACTGATACTAACTTAGCAGGTAGAGTTACCTTGTCCTCTCCGCGTTTTTTAGCATAATACGCTTGCATAGCATAGAACAGTATTTCTTCTTCGGAGTCAAGCTCCCACTTCAAAGCAGTTTTGCTGTGATATACAAGTTGCCTGACATTACTGTCTATTTTGTTTTTGATGAGGTCTACTAATTCGTTGTCGGCTCTTGAGGTAAGCATACGCTTTACTGTCCGCAAGGCTACCTTGATGTCCTTGGTCAGCGTAGCAGACCCACCTCGTTCTTTGCGAATACGAAAACTACCGACACCATATACTTCTTCTTTGTTGCCTGCAAGATACCTAGTGCCTGTGCTTATGAAGCCAAGTTCCTCGCCGTTCTCAAAGACTTTAATGCGGTAAAGAATGCTAGTAGCCTCTCCCGCTTTCCATATGTTATCTATGCAAGTTTCGTCTACCACTAATTTACATAGCGGTTTAGCAAGTGCAACCTGATACGCAAAGTCCAAGAGATTATCACTATACGGCAATGTATCTCTGTGCTTTACATTCAACTGCGATTTATCTATGTTAACCATACTGTCCTCAGAAATTAAATTTGTTAAGAATGTTATCAACCTTTTGCTTGACTACTTCTCTAGCGTGGAAGTTTTGGCGGAGAGACTCGGCGTCGTGATTCTGTATAGCGTCGGCTAAACTTCTGCGTGCTTCCTCTAGGTTAGTGTCGTTGGTGAGGTTAAAGTGTTTGAGCAGCGTTGTTAACTCCATTGCATTCTCTATTAGAGTGTCTCGGAATATGCGGGGTTTTAGTGCAGAGCCATGAGAATGGGGTTCATTGCTCTCTACCTCGTCGCATTGAAGCCTATCACTCATACGAGTTAAGCAATCGTGCAACCTATTCCAAGCATCACGCATTGCGTTGTTAAGGCGTTCGTTGTAAGCGTCCTCGCAAGACTTCATAATCTCAGACTTAGCATCTTCGTTTATGTCTACCCTGAAGTCGCCTGCCATCGGCACAGGCAGAAAGTTGTAGGCTATCTTGAATTTGTTCTTGACTTTCTCCGCATCGGGATACTCTGCTCTGTCAAACAAATCACCTAATTGAAAAGCGGCGGCACTTACTAGGTTAGGATAGGCAACCACGAACTTATCTACCAATGCCATGTAGTTGCTCTCTAGCACACCGAGTTGGGCTTTGTAGTCCATGAAGTTAGACATAGGCAGTAAGCGTAAGCCGTTGTCTGACCAAGGAAGTGTTTGAGATAGATGCCATGCTCTTGCGTTTGCAGCATACTTTGTTATGGTATCTAGAAAGCCTGTGCCTGCGAGTAGGTTCTTGTTATAGTTGCCTGCTCTAGTCTTAGTAGATTTGGTTGCGTCTACCTCGGCTGATACCCGCTTGTCTAGTTTCCTAGCAGTCCATGTGCTGATAGATAACTCCACCAACATGGCTGATGATGCAATACTGATACTGTTATTTGTTTCCATTTTGTTTCCTTTCGTTAGTCGGACAAAATGACAGGGGTGTCATAATGTCCGTTGGTTTAATTACTCAACATGAACTACTTTACCTACTACATCATTACCATTGAAACCACGATTGCCTTTGACACACCATAAGACAGGGCTAGTAATCTGCCACTTGCTCTTATCAGAACCTAGATAGCCGTCGGTCAACATGATTACGCACTCAGGCTTGAGGTCTTGCTTTCTCATATACTGTGGCACGCAGTCGGGGTCTGTTCCACCACCACCCTTGGGCTTAGTTGATTCGGATAATCCACAAAGTTCCGCACCTTTGTATACTTCGTGAGATGCAACATGGGTATCCCAATACAATAAGTCAATCTGTTCGGGACTTACTTCGTCGCATATAGACTTCACCTCACCCAAAAACTGTGCAAGTTCTTCACCACCAATAGAGCCTGATGTATCTATACCTACCAAGATAGCACCTACCTTCTCGTCATACGATGAGGGCATGATAATGTCCATACCAATGTAGCGTTTATGCAAGCGTTTCCATGTGCTTTGGTTTTTGCCTTGGGTTGTGCTTTTGACGAAATCACGGAGTGCTTCTTTCCAATCCACCTTGGGCGTGAGAAGGTCTTGCATTTCTTTAGAAACATTTCCCTTCATCTTGCCCGCTAGGATTGCACCTTGTCGCAATGCTCGTTCGATTTCTTCGGAAGCCTGTTGACTTTCTTCCGCATCCATTTCTTTAGCACCATCCCAATCGTGGTCGTCAAAGCCTTTGGGTAGACCATCACCCTTGCCTTCGCCATCACCCTCGCCATCACCTTCGCCATTACCTTGCCCGATGATTTTGATTTTGGGTTTGCCGTAGTTCTTGCCATATTTTTTGACAAGTTCCTTGTAGACCTGATGCGTATCCATACCACGATATGCTTCGTCAATAAGACCCATGACTTTACCCTCGTCATCGGTTGGCATTTCTACTGTATGGTTTTGCGTATCGTAGTCTTGGATTTGTAAGTTGATTACATAGTCGCAAGCCATGTTCGTAAGTTCATGGTTCTCCCTGTGTAGTTTTTCCCACACCACCAGATGACGATAAGCCTTATGCATATTCTCGTGTAGGATAAGGAAAGCAAGTTGCTTGTCGTTCAACTTATCAACGAATGCTCTACCATAGGTTACATCTAAGCCGTTGGTTTTCGCAGTCGGCGTCGCATCATCAACGCTTACCTTGCCTACCATGAACAAGCCTGAGAATAAACAAAAGTCAGGGTGCTTCATTAGTTGGATATGAGTTCTCTCTATCCGTTGTTCGGCTGTTAGTTTAGCCATTGTGTTATTCCTTTCTCATCGGTTGTAGTTTGAGGTGATTCTTCTTCACTCTCTTCTCTTACTTCTTCATACTTTATAGATATAAGTTTAACCATGACTCTCATGCAGTCTGCTTCAGGTATATTCATATCTATTGCTAAGTCGATAAGCATTGCAGACAGAATAGATAATGCCATTCCGTTTTCAATCTCGGCTTTTTCTAGCAAATCACCTAAATCACTAGCGACTTGGGTGGCACGCTTTGATGCTTCAGACATTTCTTTGTCTTCCATCTTTACTTCCTTTCAAGTAATAGTGCCAAGAAGAATCCTGTCCCGACACCTAACATAAACAGCACGATACTCCATGCTAACGCAATGATTGCACCTAATTCCATATATCCCCCTTAGAATAAGTATTGGTTTTCACGCATCCAATCAGCAAACGATTGGCTTGTCAAGAATAGTTTCTTCTTGTCGTCGTTCTTCATACCTGTCAAGCAGAACACAGACTGCAATTCTTTAGGTGTTCGCTTGAGGTATTCAAAGAACTTACCGATGCTATCTCTATCTACTCTTTGCACTGCTGAGAAAGCAAGTAAACACAAAGCGGCTGGACTACTCGGCACATTGGCAGTCGTTGGACTCTTGATAATATCTTGCCAAGTTGGTAGCGAGTCGGCGACCTCAACATACGACATCAAATCACGAGCCGCTGGTGCACCGATTGTTCCCTCTAACGCACAAAGGGTTGCGTTCATGGTTATGCTTGACCTCGCTTTGAGAATATTACTTGCTCTAGCAAGGGAACGAGGACTAACAAAAGACTTCTGTGATTCTTTAGGATTGAATATGTATTTGTTGCCGTTCTGTGCAGGGTCTAGGTATGACGCTAGGCAATGAGGTGTTTCTTTTACCCATGCCAATACTTCGGGTGCGATGTCGTTGTCAACAGCCCACTTACCCCATGAGTTGTCGTCGATACTGCCGTCGGGGTTAAAGCCTGCGTGTGGTTTCTTAATCGTAACTACCGACACCCTGTTGCGACTATGTGATGCCATGACATCACCCACTCCGTCGCTTGTGAAGTTGCCTGCGGTGATAACAATATCCTGTTCGTGCAAGGGGATACCCATGATTGTGCGTGGTTCGTTGAGCATTGGGTGCAACATATTCTTTACAGCAGCGTGTGCTTTGGTGAACTCGTCAATGAAAATTACTTTGGGTTCGCTGATATGAAAACCCCACTGCTCGTTAGGATAGATGCGTGTAGTTTTAGTGCTATGGTCGGGAATCGGAATACCGAGTTCGCCTAGTTCGATGTTGGGTGCATCAATGTAGATACCCTTGAAGCCCGTGCGTCGCACTATGTTCTTAAACATTGCGGTCTTGCCGACC